CCTGTTTGGAGAGGGAATCGAACGCCCCCTGGGCTTCGTTCCGGGCTTTAATCAGGATCTCGATTTCGGACTTCGAGAGGGCCATCGGGACCTTCCTACTTTCGGCCGCCGCCGAACGCCGCCTTCAGGACCGCCGCCGCCGCCGCGCCCGAGGCCGCCAGCGTGGAGTTCTGGCCGTTCGCCGACTCCACCGTCGCCCACTCGTTCGCGAAGATCGGGAACGCCTTCCGGACGATCTGAGGCTGATCCAGGAGTCCCCCCGCCACGGGGAGAACCCGGAGCAACCGGCACTCGTTCCAGAGGGCCAGAAGGTCGAACACGGCCATCGGGATCGCCGAGATCGGACAGGTGAACATCGGCGTCTTCGCCTTCGCGTCCGGGTGTCCGAACGAGTAGGCGATCCGGATCGGTGTGCCGGGGATCGGCGTGAAGATCCCGCCCAGTTCGTCCACCGTGATCACCTTCTGACCGTTGCTTCCAACCGTCACCGTTTCAACCCGCCGGGGAGACTGATACCAGTCCCCCGGTTGCCCGTCTCGATCTGTCAGGCCGCAGTTTCGCGCCTTCCGGGTCGCTTCCGAACAGTCGGAGCATTTCCAGTCGGGCCGCCTGGAGTCTCCGCTGAAGGCGAACCAGAAGGCTGAACGAAAAGCCGGGGATCGATCTGTTCGACTTGCCGGCTGATCTTCATAATCGCGAAGGCCAGAGCGAGAGCCAGGGCCGTCTGGAACCCGACGATCCGGGAGAACTCCGCGCCCGTGTTGATCGCAACCGGCGCCTTCGGATCAGGCTTCACGGTTCCCGCCCCGTCGGCCCGGACCGGGATCTTGTCGATCAGCCCGACGCGGACCGCCAGCGCCGCCGGGACGTTGAACCCCCGGATCCCGGTGATCGTACGCTCGAACACGCCGGGGCCGGACTCGAAGGCCGCGATCACCGCCGCTTGCATCTCCGGGGACCAGACTCGTTCATTGCTGAGGCCGGCCGCCGCATAGAGGACGGACTTCAGCCGGGCCAGATCGGGGCCGCCGGCCGGAACGATGTCGAACTCGACCGGGTTGTCGGCCTGTTCGTTGCCGGGGATCAAGTCACTCTCCGGACGGTAGACGTCGGAGTCGTAGGGGATCTGGTAGGACATTGGGGTGTTCCCTTTCCTGTCAGTGTAACGGGTTTCGATTGTCTGGCCGGCCGGACCCCGAGAGGCCCAGCCGGCCGTCCGTGTGCCGCTCGATCAGAGTTCGCCGAAGAACACCTGGTCGTTGCCGTCCGTCGCGTAGCCGGTCCCCTCGAAGGTGATCTCCTTCGGGCCGATCTCGTTCCCCACGGAGGGGATCTCGAACTCGACTTTCGGGAGGATACAGGCCAGCATCGATCCCTTCGTCTGGCCGATCAGGAGCCGGAGTTCGCCGACGGTGACCGCGTTCGCCATCGTGAGGATCCGGAGATCTTCGAGGTAGCAGGTCAGGGTCACCTTCACCTTCCGGAGATTGTTCCGGCCAGCGATCCCGGTCGCCTTCGAGGTTCCGAGTTCCTTGTTCCTGAGTTCGATCAAGTTGTCCATCGAAACCTTCGCCGAGATCACCAGGAAGGCGTCGGGGCCGACGTAGAACGTGCCGATCATCCCGGAGGCCGGGGCGCCGACCGTCGTGTGCAGGGCCGGCTTTGCCTGGACGGTCCCGTAGGTGGAATCCGCGTAGTCGCCGGCGGGTCCCTGGATCGCCAGGAGAACTTCGCGGGTCCCGTCGAACATCGCCTCGATCTTGTCAACCACGGCCCCGTAGACCGCCTGTTTGAACCCGCCGCCGTTGTAGTACTTGTAGACGGCGAAGGATTCCGTGACGTTGTTCGCCAGCGTGTAGGTGATCCCGGAGATCGCCGAACCCGGCGCCGTCGGAGCCGCCGAGAGTGCGTCAAACGTCACCGCCGGCTCCACCAGGGCCGCGCCCAGCCCGGCATCCGCCACGTTGTCGGTGAAAATCGTCGTCACGTTGTCGGCGATTGTGGTCAGAAGGAAGTAGGCCAGGGGCGCCCCGACCTTCGTCCGGTAGACTTTCCGCGCCGTGGTGCCGGCCGGGCCGGCCGCGATCCCGGTGAGGGACACCTGGCCGTCCGCCAGTTTGTTGACGACGGTGATCGGCGTCACCGCGCCGGCCTGGGTGTCCCCGAGGGGCCGGACGTGAACAACCCGGTAGTTGTGAAGGCCGTCATCCACGTTGCCCGGAGCGCCGGCCAGCGCCGCCGCCAGGGCGATGGGCATGATCGTCGGCTCCGCGATACTGATCGTTGTGATCTTCGTGATCTGCTTTACCGCGCCCACGGTGAACGCGATCAGGCTTCCGACGCCGAGGCCCGTCACGTTGATCAGCGTGGCGCCCGTGGCCGACGCCGCCGGCGACGTGGCGACCGTGGTGTCCAGGGTGAGCGTTGCCTGGCCGCCCATCCCGGCCTTCAGGAACTTCCCGACGTTCGAGATCGTCCCGAGGGTCCCCGAGGGTTCCCACATAATCGACGCCAGGTTGAAGTTCTGGGTCTGGCGCCGGGGAAGGGACTGGGCTTCGTCCGGCGTCCCCCGCTTTTCGGGAGAGGCTTCCCGGTTCTTCTTCGACTCCACGGAGAGATCGAGGTGGTTCAGCGCGTCCCCGGCGCCCAGCGCGTCGGCTGGGGTTACCGCGTAGGACGTCTCGACCTTCGCGTAGGACTGTTCAAGCGCCCCGGATTCAATCGTCATGGTCTGTTCCCCATCTGAGGCCGCCAGGCCCCCGTTTGCGTTTCCCTACGTCCAGGCCGGAGGTTTCCGCCGAAATACCTCGCCGCCTACAAGGCCGGGCTTCCGTCGTCTCGCGTGATCTTGCCGCCCCGCGCCGTCAGCCTGGAATGACCCGCCCGGCGTTCCGGCTCCGCGTCGGGCGCCGGACTTGGCACGGTTTCCGCCGAAATGGGTTCTTCCTGGACCGGCTCCGTCACCGCGCCGGCCGGCTTCCAGGGCGGGAGGCAATCGAAGTGTGGGGCCAGGGTCACGTCGTCCATGATCAGGCCGGCGACGTAAGCGTCCACCTGGATCGTGTCGCCCGGCGCGATAACGTAGGATCCCCCGGCCGTGAGGCCGGCATCGTCGCCTTCCGGCTTCGAGACTTTGATCCGTAGAGGGCTTGCCGGTGCGGCCGAAGTGCGCGTCAGCTTGAACATGGTCCTTCCCTTTCGTGTGCGGGGTTGCTCCCCTAGATCGTCTTCCCCTGGAACCCGATGCCGATTCGGCAGTAGTGAACCAGATAGAAATTCGCGAACATCGCGTAGCCGAACTGTTCCACGTCCGCCGGTAGTTGGTGAACGATCCCGCTGATCGCCAGCGTCCCGTAGCGGTTTAGGTGGAACGCCACGGCTTCGGCGAGATCGGCGAACACCCGCTCCGACGCCCCCGGATCGTCCAGGCCGTAGTAGCCTTCCGCCTGGAGTTGAAACGTCGTCATCATCTGGCCGCCGCCCTGGACACCGATCCCGTCGAAGCCGGGGTTCCGGACGTTGATCCCCGCGTTCGATCCCGAGGGGCTGATCATCCAGCCGTTGATCCGGGTCCCGTCCCACAGGTGCGTTCGGACCGTCTGTTCGTCCCGCATGGTCCGCCGGTAATCGTGAACCCGGCCGACGCCGGGGACCGCCTGAATCGCCGCCGCCAGGGCCGTCCGACAACCGTTCAGGGTGAAGGCCATTAGCCAGCCACCTTTGGATCCGAGGTCAGGGATTCCCCGATCAGCCGGGAGAGATCCGCGAACATCAATTCGACCGCCGGCCGGGAGCGATTGAACCCCCGCTCCGCGAAGTGCCGGCCGTCCGTCCCTTGCGCCATGATCGTGTTCGCGATGGCGAACTTCGCCGAGTCCGCTTCGTCTTTCGAGAGGCCCAGCTTCCGTTGCGCCCAGAGTCCGATAGCATCGATCCCGGCCCGGCTGATCGGGGAGCCGGCCAGGCGGCCTTCCTCGATCACAATCGCGTAGGGGAGGGACGAAAACACCCGCCCCGAGACGCCGGTCAGGAGATCCACACCCAACATTTCGACGCCGCCGGTGGCCGTCGCCGGGTCCGCGCCGAAGGACTGGGCTAGGGCGCCGGTGTCGGAGTATTCCGCCGCCGCGTCGGAGACGTGGCCGGCGATCACCTGGAGGGCCAGACGAAGGTTGTCCAGGGCCAGATTGTTGATCGCCTTCCGGGCC